AGCAAGGCCATCCAGGGCAAACCGAAGGACGCACCCGAGTCTGCGTGGGAAACATTCAACAGTCAAAGTGAGGCCGCCAAGATCCTTTCAAACCGGTTGGGGCGCAAGGTTAACGTCGGGAGCATTTGCCAGGTTGTGCGTGGGAAAGGACCACGGCGCACGGCGCACGGATGGATCTTTCGGGACATAGAGGACCCCGATCTCCCGGACGAAGAGTGGGTGGACGACCCCCCCGTATACGGCGTTGATCTCACGAAAACGGTCCTGACGGGGGCCAGTGTGAGCAACCTCGGCCGCTGGCGAAACGGACACGGCGGGGCGAAGCAATTTCCTTCGATTGCCCAAGGACATGCCTACGCAGTGGTATGTTGGCAAGGTCAGCTCTTCTACTTGCACCGTGTGATCTGTTCGAGCTTTCACGGCCGTCCCCCCGCGCCAGACCTCGTCGCCGATCACATCGACGGGAACAAGGCACTCAATGCATCCTCGAATCTCCGCTGGGCGACGAAACCGGACAACAGCCGGAATGAGAACAACGTTGACCGCCGGGCAAAGCGCGCTCGGGTTTAATTTAAAATTCTAAAGTTATGTTAAAATATGTACGGGTACTCTGTGTGGTTGGTCCCCCTAAATTATCGAATTCTTCAGAAGGTCTACAAATTCCGCCACATCCCCCACGTAACGATTTCCACCAACCACTCCGCTGCACCCGACCCCGCGAATCTTGGCCGCCTCTATGACGTCACAGATTTTCAGCCGTACTCGAACATCGGACGGAATTATGTAATTGATCCGCTGCACGCGCTCGGCTGGGTATGCCAAGTCCACGGCCTCGAAATTGAGCACACGCCCCATATGTCGCATGTGTATTCTTTTTTTGCTTTTCCTCGCTCTCCTCACGTCTCTTACGCCACGCCGACGCGTCTGATCGCCGAAGTGTGCGTCGCTGACACGCGGAGTCCTCGCCCCGAGGAATGGGAAATCATTGGAGAAAAGTTGCCTCGCAGAAACTAGGCGCTGCACATGGTACAGACGTCGTCGGTGCAAATGACCTTGGCTTTGGGTCCTTGGGTGGTTGTGATTTTCTTGGCCTGGACCGCCGCGGAAGTTCTGGTGTAGTAAACCCCAGTTTTCAATCCCCGCTGCCAGGCGTGCCTCTGCATCGAGGTGATACGCGCGGTCATCCACGCGCCGGAGTCCTGTCCCGGAGGAGGACGCAAGAACAGATTCATGCTCTGGGTTTGGTCCACGAAGCGCTGGCGATCCGCGGCCAGATCGATGAGGATGCGCTGGGGCAATTCGTAGGCGGTGAGGAACAGCGACTTTTCCGCGTCGCTAAGCGCCTTCATTCCCTGAACGCTTCCCTCGGCCTGTTGGAGCTCGTTGAATACCTCGGCGTTCCACCGCTTGTCAAAAAAGCTGACGAGGTGCTTATTCACGCAAACAAAGTCGCCGGCCAGCGTCCGCCTCGTGTATACATTGCTCGTGAAGGGCTCGAAGTACTCATTGTTTCCCAGGATCTGAGACGTCGAGGCCGTTGGCATCGGCGCCAGAAGCGTGCTGTTCCGCAGTCCAGTGCGACTCACTTTGTTGCGCAGCTCGTCCCACGGCAGACTGAGGGGCAGGGGGGGCGCACTGTCGTACATATCAAACTGGAACTTTCCCTGAAACATTGGACTTCCATCGTAGGACTCATAGGGACCAAGTTCCGAGGCCAAGTTCGACGACTCGTCCACCGCGGAGAAATACATGCGTTCGAAGATTCGGAAGTTAAGCTCGCGAGCTTCCTCGGACGTCCACGCCATTCCCAGCTTCAGAAAGACATCTGCGAGGCCCTGCACGCCTATTCCGATGGGGCGGTGCAGGAGGTTGGAGCGCCTGGCGCGTTCCGTGGGATAGAACGTTCTGTCGATGACTTTGTTGAGATTTCGAACGCAGATCCTGGTGAGCTTGTCGAGTGTCTCAAAGTCGAACGCATTTTCCTTCGTGCACTTGGGGAGTGCTATAGATGCCAGATTGCACACGGCCGTCTCGTCGGGCGACGAGTAAAGACAAATTTCGACACAGAGATTGGAGTTCTTTATCGTGCCCAGGTTCATCTGCGCGTTTCTCTTGTTCACGGCGTCTTTGTAAACTATATAGGGAACGCCGCTCTGCATTTGCGATGTGAGAATGGCGTTCCATACGTCTCTGACCTTGACCTGTTTTCGAAACTTTCCATTCTTTTCGTAGCCCTCGTAGAGAGTTTTAAAGGACTCTCCGAACGCATCAGAAAGGCCAGGGCACTCGGAAGGACACATTAGGGACCACAGGACGTCTTCGTCCTTTTCGATGGATTTCATCAGCCTTTCCATGAACAGATCCGGCATCCACACGGCCAGGAAGAGGTCCCTCGTCCGCGAGTCCTCCTCTCCGATAGGGAGCTTGGACTCGAGGAAGGCGAAAATATCGGCGTGCCACGGCTCGAGGTAGCACGCGATGGACCCATTTCTCTTCCCGGCCTGATTGACGTGCTTGGCGGTGGCGTTGAGAACGCGCATGAAGGGAAAGATGCCACTCGATTTGCCGTTGGTTCCCTTGATCTCGGAGCCCGACGCTCGCACGTCGGTCAGGCAGAGACCGATTCCGCCGGCCCACTTTGAAATCTGTGCGCAGTCCGAGAGAACCTCGGCGTACATGGACGAGATGGAGTCGTCGCAGTGCATCAGAAAGCAGGACGCGAGCTGGGCCCTGGGCGTGCCGGCATTGAAGAGGGTGGGAGTGGCGTGCGTGAACCTGAGTTCGCTGAGTGCCTCGTACGTTTCCCTGACGGCTTTCTCGTCGTCTCCGTGGATTCCTATGGCCACGCGCATCCAAAGGAACTGGGGCGTCTCCAGGAAGCCTCGGTCGTCCCTGGTCAGGTAAGACCTAGAGAGCGTCCGCAGTCCGAAGAAATCCAGGAGAAAGTCGTTCTCGGGTTTGACTATGTCCTTCATCCATTCTTTGTACTCGAAGGTCAGGCGACCGGGAAGCCGATCTGCCATGGCTTGGACGTAGCCCTCGAAGTCCCTGGGCGCCTGTTTTTGGACGTTGCTCGCGAGGACGCGCGCGGCAAGCACCGCAAACTCAGGTTTTGTCGTTGACATTGCGATGGCCGTCTCCGAGAGAAGGTCATCGATCTCCTGAGTCTTCATCTGGTCGTACATGGATGCAATGCACATTTGGGCGATCTCGTCGAGTTCCCGAAGAGTTTCCTTCGAAAGGTCCCACGCGAGGTCTTTTAGCCGCTTGGTGATGGAGTCAAATTTGGCCTGAACGAGTGACCCGTTCCTCTTGCGAACCCTCATCTCTTGATTTAAAATATTAAAATTTGTTTGGTGAAAATTTTGCATTCTGAAATTTATTTCTTTCATAATGATAATCTGCTGATGGCCGAAGCGACCCCGGAATCCCTCGTTACCTTGTTTTTCACCTTGTTTTTCCTTGTGATGACCGTCGGCGACGTGACGAACTTTCTGTCCAAGCCGCCGAAGAAGGCGGACCCTTTCGTGGCCATTGGCGTGACGGTGAAAATCGTTATCCTTTTGCTTTGCACCTTGTCCTTCCTCTATTACTACGTTAGCGTGGTGGGTCTGGACGACGCCACGAAGCGTCGGCTGCTTTTGGCCGTCCTCCTGATCGCGGCTGCGCTGATTCCCAACGCCCTCTCCGGAAAGAAGAAGAACCTCGAGACGGACGACGTATACCGCTTTGGGGTACCGCTCTTGGCAACTCTAGTCTCTAATTATTTTGTCCCCCAAGTTTAAACAATGAAGGAACTGATTTACCCCTTTCTGCTAGCTACGATCTTCTTGGCGAACGATACCCTCTACCGCGTGGCGTACACCCAGAACGCGAAGGATATCGGCCTGCTCGCTCGGAACCCTCTAAAATACCTGCTTAATTTAGCCTTGGTGTTTATCCAGCTCGCGGCGATTTATTTCATGTCCCCAACGATATTTGAGATTCCGAGCGAAGCACAGACCTTCGTCGGAAACGCGGTGGGTGTCCTGTTCGCCTTTAATTTCATCGTCGCGCCGATTACCGACAAGAACTTCGGAGAACGCAACGCCTTCCGCGCCGCGATGACCACTGCCGCCATCGCTTTCTACTTAGAAATCACCCAAGCCAGTAATCAGTAATCGATTTGTTCAAAAGTTCCATTCCTAAGGTTTAGGACCCTCGGAGACACGTAGATCAGGTGCAGATTGCACTTTGTGTACAGTGTGATCGGCGTATTGATGCTGACCGCGCCCTGTGCGTCCGACCCGGCTCCCTGGTACCCCCTGATGTGCACCCACCCCCTTCGGTCAACCTCGACTGCACCCTCCGAGATGTGTGTCTCGTCCACGTTCTCCTGAATGTGTTCCTCATTGTTTGCCTCAGTGTAGATCGAGCGCCTCGGATCTCCCGCTGCCCAGCGCTGCCAGTCCACCGTGGTGTACCAAACCTGACCGGCCTTGGTTCCGGGGTCTTCCGGAAGGGGCGGTAGTCCCAAGGTCGCTCGGTACGTGTTTTCGTCTCCCGAGAGGAGGTACCTCTTGCCGATGCCTATCCCGGTCATTGGCCACTTGGTATCGGATTCAATATAAGGGAGGCGCATGATACCGAAGATCTGCGTGGTGAGCATGTGCGTAAAAGACCGATCGAGGTAAAAATTCTGGTAGGGAAGGACGGCGAGGTGCGCTTCCGAAAACAGCATGTCGATCTTAGAGACGCGTACGCAATTGATAGGTGTCTGCTGCGTTTCCAGGTAGAGCGTGGACGTATTGGGCCTCGGAGGTCGGAAGAGTTTGCCTCGCATGTCTTTGGATCGGGAGTGATCCATGAACGCAAAGCTGTAATGCTGGAGGGCGTTGTTGCTGCCGTCCACTGAGCTCATGTAGTACGAAAGGAAATCACGCGAGACGATGTCAAGTCTCTGCTTCCCGTCATTCTTGAACAGTTTCCCGGAAACAAAGACGTGGTTGATCTTCTTGCCCGAATAGGTCGTCTTGGTGGGATCTTGAACCTCTGAAAAATACCAATAAAGACTCTTGACGCTCAGGGCCGAATTGAGATAGAAAGTGTGGTACGGCTTCGTCAGGTCGAGCTCGTACTTTGCCTCGTAGCACGAGTCTGCGACGTACGTCCTCGGGAGATTTGTGAGAAAGAGGCGCTCGTCGCTTGTAACCCTGGCGAGCTGGAAAATCAACTTGGTCTCCTTGATGTCAATGTCGACCAGCTTTGGTTTGCGTTCCCCCGTCGCAAAGAAAAAATCTGTGTCGAGAAGGTTTTCGCTGACTCCGATGGACACTCGGCCACCCTGATCACCGTGAATCTTAAACCAACCCTTGGTCTCGATGTCTCCATCCTGTCTCACATTGCGGGACTCCATGTCGGGATTTTTCCGACCGTAGTACCGCGCCGCAGCCCCGCGGCCGACCTTGAGCCACGTCCCACTCTCCCGAACCAATATGCGCTGATATTTCTTGGAGTCGCGATCGTTAATTTCCCACGTGGTTGTCGTCATGTACTTGACATTCTCAGTTGGCTTCTTGAGTTCGTCCGCCAGCGTGCCTGGATACTGCTTTCCGATCCCTACCCAGTTTTCCAGGCAGAGGAGGTGTCCGAAGACTCTGATCTCCTTCGCATAGTTCCAGGAGGATTGATAGACGAAAAGTCGATCTTGCTCCTCGACGAGACAATAGCCGTGATAGTTGTCGAAGCCCTTTAATTCGAGATCAACGTAGCCATAGTCCTGACCATCCCACGATGGGGTTTTGGGGGCTACGAGGTAGAGGGCAGTGTTATCCTCGAATTCCCAGGTAATGTCCAGGTCGGTCTTGTACATCGCACAGGTGGGCAGCGGCACCCCAGATTCATATGGGTTGAAGAAGAAGGGAAGGGGGACGCTCACCTTGGTGAAGTCCACCTTATCGGGCGCAAAATCCGCGTGTTGACCTAGGTTTGTCATCTCGCCGGTGATGTTGGCCTTTTGGTAATCGTTTGAGGCCATCACGGCATTCATTGAGGCGAATTCCCCCGATATGCTCTGGATCTCGCGGCCGTAGGCTGACAATGTCATCTTTTTAAAGCTGCGGTTTCCAAAGTCCCGCACGCATGGGTAAGGGGAAAAGGGAACTTTGCAGGTAAAGGTGCAGGCGAGCATGATGTCACCCAACCCCTTCATCGCGAGTCGGTGCTGAACGACGTTCCCGAAGAATCGAGCGCCATTGGCGTAGACTGCCGTGCTCCTGTAGTAAATGATGCTTTCCGTATAGGGATCGAATTTCGGAATGCAGTGATTGTTCAGTTCGCCAGTAAAGTCCTGCGGCACGTTGGCCTGGACTGCCTTCCTGGCCGCCAACCCGCTCCCACCGAGGTATCCCTCTGGCGGTGGGAATCTTTTTAGGATGTCCGTCATCCTCACTGGTGAATAACAAGAATTTAAATTTCTAAAGATTCATATAGAGGAGATACACATGTCCAATTCCAATCCCAGTCACATCATTTGTTTGGATGCCAATAGGAGGGACACCTCTGTCTTTCCTGACCCCAATCGTTTCGGAATCACGTTGGAAAGACCGCTTTCTAACGTAACCCGCATTGAGGTCACCGAGATCATCGTTCCTGATCCCAGGTCGGTGGTCCCTCCATTGCCTAATCAGATCGTCTACATTCGCCTTTCGACAGCCAGGCACGGGACAATTCATTCGAAACTGCATGGAGACGAAATTATGTCACAGATATTCCTGGATCTAAGCCATGCTCCCAGGGAAACGCTAAGGACGACCGTAAATAACGAAGGTGCATTTTTGGACCAAAGACTTGACATCGTTGCCGACCTTTTCGTTGAACTCTTCTATTACGACGGTTCTGCCTTTGTTCCTTGGCCTTCGGGGACCATCGCAGTGAAGCTCAAGGTAAAGGGCAAGGCCGATCGACGGGACGCCATGGAGCGAGAAGCGGGGCGCCTCAAGGATGCAGTGGATGTTCCTCCACCAGAGGGCGAGACCAGGGAACCCAAACCGGACATTCGGAAGACAAAGTACTTTGGGTTTCTCCGACCGCACCTTCGGTCCGACCTCGACAAAGAATTTGCAGAAGGTCTACGCCCCTATGAGTACATGGGCTCAAAGTCGGCCAAGCCTGCTCCGATCCTACTGCCGGCGGCACTCCTTGCCGTCTGCACATATGGACTGGTCACGTCGGTTTAAATGAAATATATTGATGGAAAAAAGGCACGAACCTTGAAAAAAACCATATAGTCTATCTAGTCCAGTCCTACTGGCACGCGACCTTATTGAGGTACCACATCTTCTCGAGTTCATCACCGGTCCAATGAACCCGTCCGTTGTCCAATGTCTCAATGTAGCCGGACTTGACCCAACTGAGGTTTCCGGCGATCTCGTCCCGACGCAGCGTGAACATATCCACAATGCCGCTAGGGGAAAGAGGCTTGTAGAAGGAGTCAGCAGAGACAAACGTGAGGTAGCCATCCTCGTGGACGTTCACGAGCTTGTACACGCCACTCCACGGGTTTTCATCAGTGGTCAACTTGGTGGGATGCGTGAGGTGGCACCAGCACCCGGCGTGGTCGCCCTTTTCGAGGGCCTCTTCCAGTGAATCGAGCATTGAAGGCGAAGACGTGATCACGGGCATTCTTCCTTGGAGAGTTCTTGAGTTGTGACGAGCCCCTGTGTGAGGTCGATGGCCTTGGCTTAAGGTCGGGGTCTGATGCGCACTTTCAAGTTAGGGCTTCGAGTTTTTCGCCAGGTTCTGCAGGGTACGTGACCCAGACTTTTTTTCAATTGTAGATACATATGAAAGACGACGTTGTAAAAGTTTATTTCAAATGTAAACATTGTGGTCGCAGAGTCAAAGTGAAGATGGCTTCAAAAAAGCGCACCCGTTCGCCCAGCACCACAGTCAAACGCCCGCGTCGGTCCCCGGTGAAACGCACCGCCGCAGTCAAGCGCGCCGCCGCCACCGCCGTCAAGCGCACCGCCGTCAAGCGCACCGCCGTCAAGCGCACGCCGGTCAAGCGCACCGTCAAGCGCACCGCCGTCAAGCGCACCGCCGTCAAGCGCACCGCCGTAAAGCGCACCGCCGTCAAGCGCACGCCGGTCAAGGGCAAGCGCTCAACAAACGACAAGCGCTGGAAGCGCGGCAACGCATTGATTCAAGCTTACATTGGAAAGTAAGCGTACACTGGAAAGCAAGCCACATAAAGCTCTGAAAATGAGGCACTCTTCAGGCGAACATCGAGTTCCTCTTTGTACCTGTCGAGAATTGGCTTCAACTCATTCAACCAAAAGGAGACGGAGATCCTACCAATCAATGCGACCAATGTCTTATACCTCTCAATAAAATCACTGTCACTTAACTTAGAAATATCAAATTCCCCGCGATGCGACCCCGCGACCCTCATTATTACATTTCTGAAACAACCCTCCACCCAAACCCCCTCGGGGCAACCAACGTGGACATCCAATGCGCACTTTTTCAATGATTGGTCAACATTATCTCTATTAAATTCCTTTCGACCACTTTAGGGCTTGGGTTTTCGAGGGCTTGGGCGTTACATGCGTTTTTTACACCTTGCAAAAAATGCCACTTTAGGGCTTTAGTTTTCGAGGGCTTGGGCGTTACATGCGTTTTTTACACCTTGCAAAAAATGCCACTTTAGGGTTTAACGTTTAGAAATGGCCCCCAAAATGCATTTTTAGTATCATTAACGTATGAGTTGGCGTTTTTGTGTAACGGTCCGACGTGTTTTTGCAAAAAAAAAATTCTGAAAAAATTCTGGAGGGGGGTCCAAAAATTTTGGGGCGAGATTTGCCGCCAAATTTCAAAAAATCTTGGACATTCACAAATGAAGTGTCTGTGTTGCAGGCGGGGAGTGGCCATAGTGACGTGTGAATGCAAACTCCGGCTGTGCCATCGATGCATTCTCAGGGAGATTCACGGATGCAAGATAAGACCTCCTTCTCCCGTCCTTGCACCGAGGGTCGTTCGGGACAAGGTTTCGGACCGTGTCTAAAGAGCATGAATATTGCGACAATGTCTGTTCGACTTTCCGGAGTGAGCAAAGAGTCACTGTTCGCCAGCGGCAAGGATGGCTGGCGACACGAGGTGGGCGCAAACTTGGGCCGCGGCATCGTTTTCCGCAAGGAGGTCGGGAAGCGAAAGAAGGTCATTCACTGGTACGACGATATTTCATGTCGCGTCTCAGGACTCGAGGGGCCAACGGAGGCAAGAAAGTTGACCGAGTCGCTGGGAGCAAATCGATGCAAGACGATTATGATCAACGCCTCGGTCAAAATTGATCTGACGCTCCTCAGAGACGAATTTGTCAGCGAGGACAAAAAAACGTTGAGACTCTACGAGGTCATCGAGGCCATGGGTAATAATGTGCAGGCACGACTCACGCGCGAGCCGGCGCCCGCAATCGTCATCCAGCGCACCGGTTCACAGCTCCGCATTTATCGCACCGGGACGGTTACCTGCCTCGGCGCGAAAACCAAGGTGGATTTGAAAAACGCAGAGGACTTTGTTTCGAACTTTTTTCTGTCGCTACAGTAAACAAACAAAATGAGCGAGAGACTCGGCGATGCAAGCGGTCGCATTTTCACAGATTATAGGACTCCGAGTCTTCGAAACGACGAATTCGCGAGGCGGAACGGTATCGACCTCTATGACACTCACGGCTTTCGTCAAGCGCTGACGTCTCGTCCTTCGCAAACGAGCGCACCTCCCGCGGGGGCCGTCGTCCCCAAGAAGGGGTTCATTTCAGCGCTGTCTAATCTTTGGAAGTAAAATGTTTTCATTATACAAGAGATATGATCCTGATTGTTTCCTCCGCCATTGCCTACAGCATTGTCAGACGTGAAAGTCTGAAGACAAAGAAAGGACCTCCGCGTCCACCCCCTCCGTCCCCAGACTTCGAGGAAGGCAAATACTGCGTCCGCGCAAAGGTCAGGAAGGTGGCCGAGACGGGAAATGACGTCGAATTCATTGGGCTCAGTAAAGACATGGACATTTTACGACGCACGGAAGAGGCGTGCAAACGAAGCCTCCCTAGGGGATCTTCCAGCACGTGCTCGGATCCGTTGGTCGCAATCACCCCAGAGACAGAACAATGCGACGGACGCGTCATCGTTGTGCCCAAGAATGGACCTTCCAAAATAATTTATTGATAAAATATACAGATATGAAGATTTTAGATCCCCAACAACTCAGAGCGGAAGCGAAAAGGCTGAAAATCCGATTGACGTATAACACCGAGTTTAAGAAGAGAATTCCGAAGTCTTTGAATACCTTGGCCAAGAATATCGAAAATGCCGAAAAGCGCAAAGCACAGCGCAAAGCGAGCCCCAAGCGCAAAGCGAGCCCCAAGCGCAAAGCGAGCCCCAAGCGCAAAGCGAGCCCCAAGCGCAAAGCGAGCCCCAAGCACAAAGCGAGTCCCAAGCGCACATCAGTTAATTCAGCAGTAAGGCACTTAAGGAGAGGAATCAATCAGTTTATTGAAACAAAAATGGACAACAAAAATGGGATGGCAAAGTATATGGAAAAGGATATGCAAAAGGGACTTTGGAATTTAATGAACAAAATTCGTGAGAACCGGCCGAACCTTCACGAAAAATACAAACAACTGTTGTTGACATTGAACGAACGGGTACAAGCTAATATGGAAACAAACAAAGAGAGAAGAGAGAAGCGAATCATTGCCCTGAATAAGAAGATTGAGAAGATAACAAGACTTGCAAAGTTAAACACTGAACAACAATTGACTGGTGACATTGAAGCATTGAACAAACGTTTGGGGGCGCTACATATTAAAAACAACAACAAAAAACAAAACATTCGTAGGATCAATGGAATGTTAGATCAGTATTACTTAGAAAAGAAATACTTTAGTTGGCGCAACTTTAATATCCAGCTGTCGAAAAGCACAAACTTCGACGTCGTTGAGAAACTTGAAAAGGAAGGTTTTGAATTTGAAAACGGAGATTTTGTTGTGGCCCCCCCCCCGCCGGCTTGGAAACGATTTGGGGAAAGGTCGGTAAACGGCTCAGTGTTTCTTTCGCCAGACAAAAAACAAATCATCAAAATTGCTAACAAGCCTGATGCAACTGGTCAACTAAAGATGATCAGGGAGGCCAAAATCCAGGAAATGGTATACGAGTGCACGAAGAATAAAAATGGAACTCCCTTGACTGCAAAGGTCTTTGGGTGTGGACCAAATTGGATGTTGATGGAGAAATTAGAAGGAAAAACGTTGGGACAAATAGCCGAGAAGAAAAAATGGCAAGAGTGGAAATTTCCATATCTTTGGCGGTACATAATCGCTCTTCAACAAATTCACAAGTGCTGCAACGTCCTTCACATGGATGCCCACGGTGCTAATGTAATCTTCACGAAAAGTGGCATCAAGATCATCGACTGGGGAATGGCGCAATTGATTCCAGTGGGTCAAAAGATTAGTTTTCAAAGAATTATGAATGAATATGTTCACGGCCTACGTTGGCTTCAGTTTGAGTACCGTGATGAAATCAATAATGCGTTAGTTAGGGCAATGTCGACACCTACCGCTCAGTTGTCCACCGAACTATGGGGTTACGAGAAAAACTACATGCGGAAACTACAAAATAAACGAAGCACCAGTAAAAATCTGATGAACTTTGTTCACAAGTACAACCCCATGAAATTGAAAGATTTTGAGACGTGGACATTCCCGGTCACTTTGAATAAACCCTGAGGATAAAGGAATTGGCGTCACGCCCACGAAAGTCGATCGGGTCGCCGGCGTAGTCGCGCCAATGAACGGTAATGCGATCCAGGCGCGCCAGGGTGGGATTAAAGTCCACGTGCATGAGGTTGTCGCTATTTTCCCTGAAAACCTGGAAGCCACCCGCTTCCGTGCTGAGCATGATGGGGGCAAAGGAATAGCGTGCATTTCCGCCAATGACGTTGCCGTCTGTGTCAAGCTTCCCGGCGCACTCCACGCGAACGCTGCGGAACTCCTCAATGTCAAGGAAAACGAAGCCCGATTGGTCGTAGTTCGACAATTGCTCGCTAAGGAGAATCCGCTTGTTTGCGTAGATGTCATTATTCGAAAATAGTTGGAATATGACGTCCGCGCGAGGGGCCGAAGGAACGTCTTGACTTTCGTAGCGATCGGCCGTCTTGAAGCCCAGTATTTGGCGCATTTCGTCCGTGTTCACCTGGAGGAAAAAGGCGTCCGTCGATGCTTGGTCGCGGCTGAAGAGGAACCGCCCGAGGTCGCTGCGCCACTCGCAGGTTGCGCCCGTGATGCCCGAAATGGCCCCGGTCAATTCCGCAGCCAACTCCGTGGGCGTGTAGAAACCCTGGGGAATCGAAAATGTCTTCATTGACGTCTGAATGGCCGACGATGAGAACGAAATGCAATTCACGTTGTTTTTTATGGTCAACCTCGTGTTCGGCATGCGAAGGTTGACGAGCTCGATGCGCTCGATCTCCCTCAAGGGAGTCTGCAAATGCAGTCTGTAGAAATTCGGATCTTCGTATAGTTCTTCGTCCCGCTGATTCGAGTTTGCAACGATGTAACTGATCATTCCTACTTAACCCACGCGCTCAAAAAAAAATTACCGCTTCGTGCGTGCTCCACAATCATGGCACGTGATGAAAACAGTCATGGGCTCGTCAGCCGACCTCGTCTGAACCTCGTAAAAATCCGTCTTAAATGACTTGCACTTTCCACAACGGAGGTAGCCAGACTCCCGCCCTTCGTCGCGCCTTCGTTTGTACTCCTGCCGCGACGCGTCCTCGTGCTCCAGTCTCCTCAGCGTCTCCATCCAGGGCCCATCGGGATCCACCTCGGCCACGCCCACGGATGTCGTGTCCCATATCTCGCGCGTGTGCAGCTTGTCAACGAAACCCTTGTCGCGAATGGCGTGAACCACCCACCTCACGCGACTCGCATATGGAAATCCATTTTTTTCGGACCACAATTTCGCCTCGTGACTCAATTTCAAACTCAATAGTCGGCGCTTCCCCTCTTCGGGCACAAATGGGGTCAAAACGTCATATAAAAGCTTAACGCCCCTGACTTCCATCTCTTCTCTTTCTCACTATGATATGGGCACGAGTCTTTAAATGCAAAATTTTTGAATTTTTCGCGCCAGAATTTGAAAATTTAAATTTTTATTTTTTTACGAGCATGATGATGATGACGAGCAAAACGGTGTTAATGGCCACCAACGATCCCAGGGAGGAGATAAACAGAAACGAAAGATATTTTAGATTCTTGACGTGCCGACTGGAGTCGATGATTTCGTCCAAAATACTTTCGAGCTTCATTTTTAGGGGAGGCCCATAAAATAAAATGAGGTCCTTTGTGCGGAAGGAGCCCGTGGAAGACAATTCGGGCGTTACGAGGGCCAAGCGCCCCAGGCGGGAATGTGGCGGCGGGGCCGTGCTGTATGTGGGGTACAGCGTGGGCAAAGTTATTGGGATGGTTCCCCACGGAGTCGTGCTCGACCCCAACGTTCTGCGAAGCACGCAAAAAATGACGGACCATATCGAGGCGTGGAACTTTGCGGGAAGCCAAGACATTGTCATGGACGACGCCGAAATTCTCAAGAGCGGCCGCCTTCCCGGCCTCACGATCGTCAAGGACAATCTTCACCGGCACACTTGGCACGTCCCGTGCGAGGGAGCGGACGATGGATTTGGACTGTTCAAGTGGTCCAAAGTCATACAGGGCGAAATAACGTTGAAGCGGGACGATGTGGCTGCCGAAATCAGGGCTTTTCTGGTATCAGGGTGCACGGACAGAATGCATGTGCTCGCGGCGGAGCCGGGCCACGCCTCCGGTATCATCCATGAAAACTATGTCACGCTGTTGCCCGAAGACGGTATGGAAAGGGCACACGCGATCGCCGAGTCCATGAGCGCGGCGGACGCGGCCCAGGATGAGTTTGTCTCGGACACGTCGAACATTCTGCGTCCGCTCCACATCCTCAGGTCCGGGCCGAACGCGATGACAAAGTCGAAACCGCTCAGAAACGGAACCGCTTGGAGCAAAGACTCGACCGCACACGATCGAATGTCCAAATTGAAACTGAGGCGGCCTGGCGCCCTCTCGGCCATCTCCGAACCCCAAGCCTACCTCGATGTTCTCGTCAAAGACCCTGACTCAGTCCCCGCGTACACGACCGACGTGGCGTGCATCAGGACGATGCAAAACTGTGCGTTCACAAAGGTCGACAGACACGCATTTAAAGATTTGATCACATGGATGAAAAAATGAGCGATGACGAAGGCGATTATTCTATTCGGGAATTCGGGAATTCCTTGCACTTTCTCGGGCCCGTCACTCCGGACTCCGTTCACGATCTGTGTCTCAAATTGCTCAGCTTCGCGACACGGTTCGAAACCGTGGACCTGCACCTGACGAGCGAGGGAGGCTGTCTATTCAGCTCTTTCAAGGCGTACGATGTCATCACTCGCATCGGCAACGTCGACACGCACGCGGCCGGCATAGTCGGAAGCGGCGCCGCTGTGATTTATCTAGCGGGACGCAAGCGCTACGTATCGCCCCACTCGTTCGTCCTCATCCACCAGCTTTCGACTGAGAGTTCCGGAGGAGTGACCAGTTATCAAGAGGCTCGCGCGGGAGTCAAGAACGACGAGAAGCTCATGAAAACCATGGCAGACATCGTCAGGTGCCGGGCGAACATCCCCGAAAAAAAACTCAACGAGATGCTCCGCCAAGATAGATTTGTCTCAGCAAAAAAATGTGTTAAGTATGGAATTTCCCACGCGCTCAAGTAGATTTTTTTTTTCTTCAGTAATAAAAACAAAATATGAACGTGACGAAGCCCGTGAAGAACGCGTCCAATGCAGTCAAGGAGCTGAGCCGCCAGAGCCAGCTCGTGCTCGCGTCTTCGATGGTGCCTGTCCTCGTGGCCCTCAGCAAGTACCGCTGGATCGATGCCGCTGTCATGGCACTCGCCGGCCTCCTCGCCACCTACAACATGTCATGCATCGCCGGGTCCAAGGCGTGCACGACGTGGGCGTGGATTCTCGCCGTGGTGTTCGCGGTGATGACGGCCGTCGAGCATCAGCTGCTCCCCGGGCCCAAGCCGGAGTTCATGAAATCCGAAGAAGAGAAGAAGGACGACGGCGCAAAGAATATGAAGCCCGCGGAGGACGAGGAGGAAGTCGACGAGGAGGACGTGCTGTGAGCATGCAGCGTAACATAAATCCCTTCGTGGTGGCCAAAGAAGCCACGAAGAGATTTATTTGTGGGGTTAAAAGTATAATGACCGTCGATCGTGAGGAGTTGTGGTCCTCGGTGCACGAAGCCGTTCTGAAGAGGTACGGAGAAATATGCATAGTATTCAGCCACTTGCATACGCTTTGTCACCTCCGCTACAAGAAACGTAACACTCATTTTACTCTCCCTGTGATCGTGATGTCCACGCTCACGGGGACAGCCTCGATGGCGCTCGGGTCCGTGCGCGATAACAATGCCAAGGAGTTGCTTCCGCTTGTCATCGGCTCCGTCAACCTCTTTAGTGCAATTCTTACGACCGTGTCACAATTTCTAAAGATTGGTGAGCTTATGGAGTCCCACCGTGCCGCCGGAATCTCTTATGGCAAATTGCACAGGCAGATTCGGCTCGAACTCTCCTTGGAGCGCGGGGAGAGATCGTCCAGCGGGTCGGAGATGGTTAAGCTTGTTGACCTTACAGTGGGTCGCCTCATCGAGAGCGGCCCTCTGATAAGCCGGACGGTGATGAAGGAATTCATGAAGGACCCGTCCGTCGATCTCGCTAAACTGAACCTGCCCGATAGTATGAAAATTCAGCCGATAACACCGCTGCAACACGCTGAGCATACGAAAAAATCCGTGTACGAATCCATCTCGACGTTGCTAGGCCAGGGCGCTCCGCCGCCGGCGCCGCCTTCGACGCCCGCGGATTCCGATTCGGACGTTGAAGGTGGCGATGGCGGAGGCGATGAGGATCCAGAGCTGGAGTTGGCACGCACTGAGCCAAAAATTAGTAATTTCACTGTTTAATTAATTTGTTAGACGAGCGCGTTTTGCCACACGGTCGACGTTGTTCTCATTCCGGCTGTTGTCCCGTATCGTCGCCCAGCGGAGATTCGACGCCGCGTTCAGTGTTTTAATACCGTCAACATGGTCGGCGACGAGGTCTGGCGCGGGGGGACGGCCGTGAAAGCTCGAACAAATCACACGGTGCAGTAGGAAGGTCTGGCCTTGCCACCGGACCCTTGCGTAGGCCATTCCTTGGCCAATCGCAGGAAAGATCTTCACCCCGCCCTTTGCGTTTCGCCAGCGGCCGAGGTTGCTCACACTCGCGCCCGTCAGGACCGTTTTCGTGAGGTCAACGCCGTAGTGCACGGGGTCGTCCACCCACTGCTCGCCCGGAAGATCGGGGTCCTCTATGGCCCGAAACAGCCACCCGCACGCCGTGGGTCGTTTCCCACGCACGACATGGCCAATGTTCCCATCGCTAACTTTGCGCCCCAACCGGGTTGAAAGGACCTGTGCGGCCTCATGTTGACTGTTGAAGGTCTCCCACGCAGACTCCGGTGCGTCCCTTGGTTTGCCCTGGATGGCCTTGCTCTGGGCCGCCGCGTTCGATTTGGCCAGGCCCGACAGACGCATCTGCCTTGTGTTCTCTCCTCTGCTCATCCGCTCCTTCAGGTTGACTGCCCGGTCATCGGACCTGACATCATTTCCGTGATCCACGGTCATGGTCGGCGGGAGCGGGCCGAGCTCGGGGTAGAAACTCACGTGGACCACGCGGGCGAGTTTCTCCATCTTTCCATTGATCCCCACTGTCCGCCTTCCTTGGGCGTCGAGCTTCACCCACGAGACCTTCCCCCCGCGCATCACAGAGCCGAAATTGGAAACGTAGGAATTCGGGACGACCTCGAGCGTCCCTGGAACCCTCATGGGCTTCCAAATGACTTGGCCGGTTCGGAGGTGGCGCTTAAGCCTGATGCGCTCGATTCGGTACCTCAGTGCGATCGCGCGATCCGCATGCTCCTGGAAGGCCTTCATCTCGTCCAGCGCGACCTCGAATGCTTTCAGAGCGCCCTCGGGAGGGCCCTCCGAATCAAGGGGGCGTGAGAACGCCACTGCCATTTCCTTTTCATTAGCATATAATCTCAAGTGTTTAAGTGCTTACATTTTTCCGATTCGGAAATTCGATTCGCGCGAATTTTCAAATATTTAAAATGATTTCAAAGGGAAATGCTGCAGACGACGGTAACATTGTTGGCTCTCAGTTTTACTGCGTCTTCCGTTTTAAACCTCGCGTATCAGCGTTTCTGTTTTCCTTGGTTCACAGGCACATCGCCGTGCGTGAGGATCCAGGAGACGCAGCTAGCTTTGAACAAAGCACAACACGGTGCGTGGCTCGTGGCGATCGCCGCCATCGTGGACTACCTCAAAGCCACGAGAGGATCGCCCGTGCGTCCCCTCTCTATAGACACGGACACCGACGAGGAATCCATTGCCAGCTGCGATTCCTTTTACTCCCCCTTGAAAGAGGAATAATTTTCTGCGATGATACACAAGATGCTCACGGAGGTCAAGATCGGATCAAAAGTTCCGGAGATCAAAACGGTGACAGTCGTCACGAAAAAACTCCACAGTGCGCCTGCGAGCGATGAGCCCGTGAGAATGTATATGGCACTCGAAGGCTTTGGCCCGGTCAAGGTCCCGGTGCGCAACGGGAGGCCATCGGTGGCCCAGGACTACCTCAAGACGATTTATGATTTCGAGGTGGGCGATCGGGCGGCGGTGGTCCTCGCGCGTGGCATGGACGGCGAGCGTTGGATTTTGAGAGCCATCGAGGAGGAGGCGTAAAATTCCAAGTTTTTTTTTGTGGAGTGTTAGAAACGAAAAAATGTCAGGGATTGCGCAGCTGATCGCGCTCGGCGAACAAGATAAGTGGCTCTACGGGAATCCCGAGCAGACGCTGTTTCGCTCTACCTACAAACGCATCACGAATTTCAGCACCGTGACCGAGGCCCAGGTCATCCAGGGAATGCCAGTGCCGGGCGGAATGTCCGCGGTCCGCTTCGAGCGCAAGGGCGACCTGCTCTCGTCGGTGTACCTGACGCGTCTCGATAACGCAACGGACAGCGTCGACCGACTGGACTGGGGGACGCTGGTGGACTACGTCGAGCTGTACATCGGCGGTCAAAAGATCGATTCCCAGGACTACCATTACAGCACCGTCATCCACAAGGATCTCATGGCCTCCTCGGCCGCGCGGGCCAACGGGGGCGCGCAGGCGGGCGCCGGCGTCGGGATGCCCAATCAGCCCCGCGAATCCTTTTTCTACCCGCTCAAGTTCTTCTTCTGCGAGTCCACGTCGACCGCCCTGCCCCTCTCCGCCCTCGCCTTCGCCGACGTGGAGCTACGCATCTACTGGAAGGAAACTGCCGCCTTCGTCGGGAAGACCATGCAGCTTTGGTCCAAATTTGTCTATCTGGACGGGGCGGAGCGGAAGGCCTTTGCCAACGGAGTAGACATTCTCATCAACCAGGTCCAGCGCAACGGTCCGTCCCCCAACAACCGTCTGGAGCTCAGCCTCAACCACCCGGTGCGCTTCCTGGCGTCCACCGCGTCTTGCTTCGACAACCACAACAAGGTTCGCCTGCAGCTCAACGGGACGGACACATGCGAGCCCCGGCCGGCCCAGCCTCACTACCGCCAGGCGGTCGCCTACTTCGAGGGCCTTTACGGCGTCTCGACGACCCACCACGACGGGTTTTCGGAGGTGACCTTCGTCATGCCGTTCTGCACCGGCGTCGGGTCCCTGGCTGCCTACGCGCCCCACGGCGCGCTCAACTTCTCCCGCCTGGACTCGGCGCGCCTCGAGGTCGGGCCGCAGGGCACCGTCATCGACGGGCACATCTACGCGGTCAACGCCAACGTGCTCCGCATCTCACAGGGCCAGGGGGCGGTGATGTACTCCTCGTAATTCTTTTTTCCCAGGCGAGAATATCAGCCCGATGAAGAAGGCCGTCGACTTATCTTTGGCCCAGCCCAAGCAGGAAAAGTGGTTCCAAAACCACATGGCCACTGTCATGGCGATGAAAAAGGACGGAACCTTGACGGAGGAGCGCATGCTGCTCTCGTACCTCGCCCACGCGCCGACCAATATAACTGACACCTACGGCGGCGCATCTAAATAATGAAAAACTTTTTTATGTGAATTGCAAAATGGAACCCGTGAATCTCTCGGAAGGCATGGGCATGGCCCTGGAGCCTCCTCAGCCCGTGAAGCCCGTGTCGAAGCAGTACGAGAATGAGACCGTAAGGAGGCAGGACGATAGCACCCTCCTTTCGGCACTCAATCTTGGTTCGTCAGCGGCAAAGCCACCGCCGCCGCCAGACCATGGAGGAGGCTATGCTCCCGCGCCGGAGACCTATCAGGACGAGGGACGCATCGTGCACCTGCCGATGGGTCTGAATCCTACTCAGTTCGAAAACGTTTTAATGGCCGCGGCCGTGGTGGCCGCGTTTTCACCGAAATCTCAGGAGCAGCTCAGGCGAATGGTCCCCGGCGTTTTTTCCGACAATCTGAACGGCGTGGTGGCATCCGCCTTCGTCGCGGTCCTGGCCACCCACATGGTCCGAAGACACTTTGGTCTCGTATAACCATTTAAAGACTTGGATCCATGGGATTTTAGGAAAGATGACCGAGAAGGCGGATCTACTCTTAAACAATCTTCGGAACTTTTTTGACGACGCGGACAATGCAAAATTATTGGAGTCGGTTCTGCAGCGAAAGCAGGGTCTTTCTCTGCGCGCGCTGGAAAAATATGTAACATTGCGGGCAAAGAATCACTGCGTGGCCGGCCAGGATTCCATCTACATCTCGTACAAGGCAACTCTCCAGGGCTACTCGAAAAAGTTGTTCGACGCCTTTGCGCGTACTGCGAAGATCCCCTTCCACCTTCCGACCGGTGTCGTCGTCAGGACCACAGTGGGACAGCTAAATTTCATCAAGTGGTCCATCCAGAGCGGCCTCGTTTCTCGATTAATCAAATAAATTCTGTGTACAACAATAAATGACGACATTGTTCGCTTCAAAGCGGAGCGGGAAGAAGTTCTCGGTCATCACTCCGAAGGGCAAAATCGTGCACTTTGGCGCCAAGGGGTGCGGAGACTTTGAAATTTGGGGCCGCCGCAGGGGAAGGGTCTTCGCCGAGCGGAAGCGCAAGGGCTACATCGCCCGCCACAAGGTGATCACGGATGGGAGTGGGGTGCTGGCCTACAAAAATCCAGAGATGCCGGCCTATTATGCGATGCGCGCGCTGTGGGATTTTCCGAGGGGAAATCCGTTGTTTAAACAGGTGAAAAGCATCAGAAATCGCGGGAGGTAAATTTTTTTGCCAAGCCATTCCACCAAGGCTAGGCCATGTCCCAGGTCCACGACTTTAGTCGGTCCAATCAAATATTTCCAGTGGTGTACGATGTGCTCTGGACGATGTACAAGACGATGCAGAAATTGCACTGGGTTGCCGAGGAAATTCAATTCACTGCGCAGGATTCCACGGATTTTGCTTCTCTGACGCCGGGGGAGCGACACTACCTCGAGTCGGTGTTGAGTTTCTTTGCCGGATTCGACAACATCGTGCTGGCAAACATCGATGCCAATTTCAGCTCCGAGGTGGGCATTCCCGAGGCCAGGCTCTTCTATGCGGCTCAGGAGGCCAACGAGGCGGTTCACGCAGAGACCTACGCCGTCTTGATCGACACGCTGGTCAAGGATCCCGCGAGGAAGGCTGAACTGTTCAAGGGGCTTTCTCAGCCCCAGGTCGAGGGGAAACGTCTATTTGCCGAGGAGTACCTAAACACCAAGCGCAGCTTCGGCGAACGTTTGGTAGCTTCGATTGTCATTGAGGCAGTGCTGTTCTCGTCGTCCTTCTGTGGCATTTTCTGGCTTCGGAAGAGGAATCTGTGTCCGGCGGTGACACTGGCCAACGACTTTATCAGTCGGGACGAGGGCCTCCACGTTGACTTTGGGTGTGCACTCCTTTCCCTGCTGAGCAGCGACGAGAGGCCCTCGGACGTTCGCATCAGGGAAATTGTGCGTGCCGGAGTTGATGTCGAGGAGGACTTTTTGGACCGCTCCCTCCCCATTAATCTAGTGGGAATCAACGCTGACCTCGCCAAGACCTACGTGCGCTTCGTGGCGGACAGACTCTTGGAGCAAATGGGACTCGCCCCCGAGTTTAAGGCATCCAACCCCTTCCCGTGGATGCAGGCTCAGGGCATGGCGTCTAAGTCCAATTTCTTCGAAAAACGCGAGTCTCAGTACAGCCACGTCACTGCTGCGTCCAACAAGATTTCACTTGAGGACGATTTTTGAGATAATTAAATCAAATTTATGTAACGGGTGACGGTTTGAAAGAAGTGTGATTTTTCCTTTTTTGGTTTTTTTCGGTTGGTATGTTTTAGGGCTTTGAGGTTATGGTCGCATACCAAAACTGCGCGTTAGAGTTTGGGGGGTGGTATACCTAGGTAACTCTCTCACCCCCCTGGGTCACAACTTTACCTAGCTAAGTTACCTAGCTAAGTTACCTAGCTAAGTTAGCGAACATGCCTGCTATCTTCTCTTCAATCTTCAACAGCAACAACGACTCCTATGAGGTGCCTCCGGAGCTGCGGCAGCCTCCTCGGCGGATCGAGGACGACGGCACGGGGGTGCGCTTGAATTCCCCACCACCGGCCGAGCCGGTCGAGGAGTGGCGGACCGTGGAAACGCTGCCTGCGCGGTTCGTGGAAGCGCCTGTGCCGCCGCCGCCTGTGGATCTCTCCCAGGAGGAGATGATGAAAATCATCATCCAGCAGCATCAGCAGCTCCAGCAGCAGCAGCAGACGATGCAGCAGCTTCAGCAGCAGCCCCAGCCTACTCGTGGCAAAGGCAAAGGCAAGGCGCCCGCGACCGTAGCGCCTGCGACCGTGACTGCGACGCCTGCGACCGTGACGCCTGCGACGACCTCTCCTCGTGGCAAAGGCAAAGAAGCACCCGTGCCCGAGCAGACGCCTGCGAAGGCTTCTCGTGGCAAGAAGCTAGCTACCAAGGCCAAGGCTACGCCCACTGAGGCCTCTACATCTGGCGTCCGGAAGCGCTGGGGTCCGAGGCTTATGAAAACCGTCGAGTACGTTGACTTAAAGTGGGCCGAGCGCAGAAACTTTGGCACGGGAGTCCGGTATGCTCCAGACGTCCAGAACGTGTTCCAACCCGTCTACAAGACGAACTACAAGAACCCCAAGACGGGTGAGAAGAAGATGAGGGGCGACCCAAAGTACGGGCAGTACTTTATTTTGGACGGAGCCAAGGAGCTGTGCACTTCAGAATCCTGGACCGAACTTCAGACGAAGAACAGGATTCCGGTGAAGCCCGAGCACCTCGAATGGTCATTTAACATGACTTACGTGGCCTAGAACGGGACGCGCAATGCGTGGGACGCGCTGCGGATGCAGATAAGCTCGTGCATTTTTTTTTGAACTTTGTAGTTAATAGAATGTCTTCATTCTACTTGAATTGTATGGTCGTTGTCAACTGCGTACTAAATCGCAAGGGAAATCCTCACACCCCTCTGGGCCGTGGGTGGGCCCTGGGGACAATGAAGTATGCAAAGAGATTGAAAGAAATGCGCTATTTTAAACACAAAGCCCTAATCAGTAAAAGTGCGCATTTAAGTTTCGGCTCACCCTAACCCTGGTCCCCCAAACCAGGGGTCCTTCACAATTTCCAAAATGGCCCACCTTAACTTTCTTTCAAAAGTAAGGTTTGCTGACATTTTCAGTGGAGACCTTCCAGTCCCCGGGGGAAAACTCAAGGATGCTTGGTCGAAATTCTATGCATTTGAGTCCTGGGAAGATGACGTGATGCCGTTGTTTTGTGAGAGTTTGGACTTGCTGTTCAATGCTGGAGTTTGTCCCCAGGACATTCGTTGTGATACCTTTACCCCCCCAAGTTCAAAGGGGGGTTGGACGAAGGCTCAACTCGTGGGTCAGGTGCTCCTCATCTGCGCGTGTAGCATTGGTGATTTGAAATCTGTGAAGATTCTCGGGGAGAATGCATGGGAGGCTAAATTGAACATGGATCTCGGGAGTGGAAGGACAACGGGGCTGGATTGGAAGAGGTTTCCCAGTCCATTAAGCTGCGCCGTGATGAACGGGCACTTTGATGTCGTCGAGTACTTACTTGGGTTCGAAGAGGTGGTCGTCGCCAACCCCAACATTGTGGATCCGCCTGTACGTCACATTGGCTCCGGTGTTGTTCGCGACGTTCTGTATGCGGCCATCGCCCATGGGAACACACGTATTGCCTCCCTTTTGTTGAAACACAGCACTTGTTGCGTCACGTTGTCGCACTTTCAGGTCGCGATGAATGTCAAGAATGCGCCCATTTTTAAAATTCTCATGGACAGCGAGAGGGGCCGCGCGATGTTCTTGTCGAACACACTCAAGATTGTACGGTACTGCATCCAGGTGGAATTTAGAGACGATGGTGTTATGTGGCCATCGTCGAGCACCTACGATGAAGGAACCCAACGTCACAACCCGTTGGACCGATCATGGGGTCTCCGTCATCACCAGTTGCGTGCAACAAGCCTCAATGGTCGTTTTTTGAATTCTGAAAAGTGGGTCAAAGAGAGTGGGGCAGGAGAACTCCTTCGACTTTGCGCGCCACACCTTTCCTTTGCGCACGCGGAAATTTCGGGAGATGATCTCTGGAAACGCGTCGACATGAACTACGTGACATACAAGGACAAGGATAAAGGGATTAGCAAGCATTCCGCAATCGTCAGCGCATACATTGATTCCCTCTCGGAATCCTGCCTTCACGTGGAGATGGAGAGAGCCAAAAGTATCTCAGCGGAATTGTATCGCCGAGCGAGGCAGGACATGGTGGCCAAGGCGTGGCTCAGAAAGAGAAACTTCGCAGACCTCGTTCGCGTCTTTGTTCACGGTGGCATGCCTCCCTCTACGGCCGCGCAATTGGCGCAAAGGACACTGCCCCCGCTTCTCTGCAAACACATTCGAGGGAACACGGAACCCGTCGACCGACGTGCAGTGCCTCGCCCGGAACAAATCTGCACTATGAAACTCCCTGAACTCAAATCGTTGGGTAAGGCGCTACAGGTCAAAACGAGTGGAGTCAGACACAAGCAAGATCTCCTCGATGCCGTCCTCCGAAGGACGACCGCCTTTTTCCCATACAAACGCAGAAGACTGCAGTGCACTTAAAAAAAAATTGTTTAAACATTACATATACAAAAGAATGGACGCCGAACTTAAGCACAGACTCAAACTGAGGCGAATCCGTTTGACCGAAAACAAGGTGATCAACGGGCGACTTCGAAAAATCAAACGTTCCGTCTCCGACCTTAAGCGCGAACTCGAGGCCGCGACCCCTTCCATGAGGAACAGGGCACTCGCTGCCCGCATTCGACTCACCAAAAATGTCAACGGAAAGCGGATCTACAAGACGAACAGTGAACTCAAAAGAGAGCTCGACGGACCCAACACGAAGGAAACGGCGGTCCAGGCGGTGGGAACCAATACCAATTACAACAACAATAAAAGGAAGCGAGCAATTGAGACTGTCCGAAGGGCCGTCAGGCGCCGCGGAAAGCGCCCCGTCCGGCTCATCGTCAATCAGCGAAAAGTCAAGCAATTTGACGAGGCCGCCGTCGCTAGGGCAATTGCCAACAGAACGAACGCGAATAGGATGGTGATGATGAACATGCAAAAACGCAATGAACGCATGAAGAATGTATTGGAGAAGACCTTGAAAAAGCACATGCAAAAACGCAATAAACGCATAAATGTATTGGAAAAAAGGGCAAACAAGGCAAACAAAGAAAAAAGGCGTGCTCGATGGTGGTCCAGGTTTTCGATCACTTTTTCTTTCCTTAAACAAGCATTTTGCCCAATTTACTGCGCATTCATTTGGTGGTCACACAAATCCTATTATGGTTATGCTTATGGAGAAAAGCTTGCGGACGACTGGGCTCTGAAATGGATCTCTTATCTTTCCAGTATGCCGGCGAAGACCTTGAGTGGTATGATAGGAACATATCTTTACACATTTATGCCACCAATGTTTGCCACGTATGCAATTGGGGGAATAATTTTCTCGGCAAGCGATTTGGTCTATCATACTCTCTTCGATCTCTTCAGAAAGGCCAAACAGAAGACCAGGCCCCAGAGCGTCCTCTATGACCTTTTCAAATATTGCAAGTGTTCGGAAAGATTTCCAAACATTGTGAAAGTTATGAATGATTCTTTGAAAAAGATGGATTCATTGTTAAACTCGGCTGGGATCCCCCAACTACGTTTTCCCAATATCAATATCGCCGCACAGGTCACTATGACGGGGAATAATGCTCCCCTCATGCTCCCCTCAGCCCGAGGCTCAGCCGACCGGTCGACCCAGCCGCCGCTCATGCCCATCGCCTGGACCAACCAAAATACTGGACAAACTGTCAATCCGGGCCCGTCAACGCCTGTCCTAGATCCTAGGTTTGCGCGAGAATTGAGAACCAATTCACAGTTTGCCAACGCCCGTGGCTATGGGGCTCAGGAGTACCTTAACGCACAACCCTACATTCCCTTGACGAGGGGAGCCATGGCCGCATTGGGCGGCGCGGGTGCCCTCATGGGCGGAGGATTCATGAGGCTTAGATGAATGTGAGCTTGCCCGAGCGAGCTAGTGCAAATATGTTTGTGCTGAGGCCTTGGGCCTTGGGCTTCGGACGAGCCGCCTTCTTCTTGCCGCGCGAAAAGAGCGATCTTATCGACCGTCTTGGACGCCTCGTTCGCCTCCTCCTCCTCATTGGACGCCGACGCCTTATGGAACGCCTTTTTGAACTTCTTCTTCTTCTTGAACGCCCAGACGATCTCCGGCCACCTCGTCCACCCGCCCTGTTCGCCCTCCTCACAGTCCTCCTCAGCGCCCTATTAAACCCGCTAAACATAGACTCCTTCTTGGAGAGGCCAAAAACGACCGAAGCAAAAATGAATATCAAAAGACACATGCCGACAATCCACGTCAACCACGCAGTAGGTGACTTAGGTAGGTTACCCATTGTCTTTCGAAATGACAAATATGAGAGTATCATTGAACTTCTATATACAAAGTCTAAAAAAAAATTACTTCCGTTTCCGATCGAAACCCATCATCAGCGACATCGAGCTCTCTACCCCGTTATACGCCATTACGTACAGGGAGAAGGCGACGAAAACGAAAGACGACAGAAGACCCAGCCGCACAAAGTCATCCGCGGGATTGTCGATTCCGAAACACGCCACCGGTGGGTAGGGCTGCACCCCCATGAAGCCATTCGCGAGGACGTACCAAGGAGCTACCGATACGGCAATCCCGGCCAGCATTGCGGCTCCGAGCACGAAGAACCGAAATCCCACCCGCCAAATCCAGTCGACCTTCTTCTTGTCGAAGAGAGCCTTGGCGATGTCCTTCTTGCTCATTATCGCGTGGTCAACCATCACGGCCACGGCCAGGGACACGATGAGCATGGACGCAAGAATACCGGTGTTGAATAGAATGGGATTGGGAACATCGAATGATCCGCACGTCATTTATATACTTTTAACCAATGAAAAAAATTAAGGCCTGTCACTTCTGTGACTCTTCTTGAACATCTGGAGGATCGTCATCTGCCCGCCGCTCCTCTTGGGCGGCTTCGCGGGCATGTGCCTGTGAGCCATGAAGGCCTGGGCCACATTTTCCTTTCCCACGGGGGCCTTACCGTCCACGGATCTTTCTTTGATGTGCTCCCGCATCGCCTTGTACGGAACGTGCGTCAGATCGCCTATGTCACTAACGTCTTCCACGCGCGTGTACCTCAACTCGGCGAAGATAGAGTCCTTGTCCTCCACCAAAATCCTCAGGAGGTCCTGCACCGGATTCTTCATCCGGTTCACGAGGTAAAAACGATAATCCAGCGCAATGCCGTTCTCTTTGACGTGAGTGACGTCCTCCGCCCGCTTGTAATTCTTCCCGTCCGAAACCCACTCCTTGATCCAGACGAATGGAACCCGTTCGCCGCTCTTCGGTTCGGACCCCGGCCCTCTGTTCCACATCTTGTCCCTCACCCAAGCCGCCGGCTGCTTGGCACTCGGGCACTCGGGGTCGTATGGGCGTAGGTCTTCCGGATACTTTTTCGGATTCGTTCCGTACCTCGTGTCAAAGCCATCCTTCCCGCCCAACTTACGGGTCTCAACCAACTTGTCGACGGGAACGGCGCCCTCGATGAGTGCGCGGGCCTGGCCGTTCACGTACTCGATGGGGCCGTCGGCGGACCACAAATCGCACCCCGACACGTCCATCAGCATGTCCATCGTCCTGGCGCACACCTCCCTCACGAACGGACAAGTGTCGCGCCGCTTCATTTGCAAACCCTTGATGTCAATGTAACGAGGAATTACTTTGCCGTCCGCCCTCGGGGTCCACAGCTTGGCTGCGTAGCGCTTCTTCGTGTAAATGAAATACGGAAAATACACCTTCTCCAACTCTAGGTCATTCGGAGGTGGAAACAGTTTGCTGCACATCTCTGACGCCTTCTCCCCTATGCTCCACGCCTCCTGAACCCTCTCGTCCGTGCTAGCCTCGGCACCAAGGTGACTCAGGTCGAAACGCACCATGACGGAATCCGTGTTGTGCACAATCAAACTACCAGTCCCGGCTTGAAAATGATGGTTTTCCGTAGTCAAATCATAGACAAACTGATCCTTCCAAGGTAGAACTAAAATTTCGGTCACGGTACTACCTTGCACGTCACCTTCCAGAGGCCTTGAAAGAAGAAGATCTCCCAATTTTAAGTCCTTGGGCGAAACCGTTTGGCCATTATGCCGAACGAGTGAATGGTCGTCGGTGCACGTGACCACCCCTGTGTGCGTGGTTACGCGCATCATATTCTTCTCGGAAGCCAGCCTGTGGCGAATGACCCTGTGAATTCGCTGCCACCCTTCGTCCGTCCAGCTTTCCAGGTCGACGACCTCGCCCGATTCCTTGCCATCGTGTGCAGGATCCCACCGGTCCACGAGGGACTCGATCGTGGCAGTGAACACGGCATGCCCCTTGCCTCTGAGCAAGAGCGGGGTGTCCGCTGATACACTGTCTCCGTAGACTACTACGGAGGCGTTGAAATTGTTCTCCACGGTTTCCTTGGTTTCCTCAATCATCTGTCTTCCTCTGAAAGTTACTGATTCTGCAATTCTGCGCTCCGGAAGGAAGCCGTTAGTTGCGCCAGTGAAACCGTAGACCGAATTCATGATGAGTTTGTAGGCCAACTGCTTTGCATTGTAGATCGACTCCAATTCAGTGCCCTCGTGTTGCGCCATCAATTTCTTTGCCTTTTTTCTGTAGGTCGCGAGGTTCTCTAAGACCTGCGGGAGCACTCCACGAGGGCTCTGGCGGAAAAATACGCCGTTGAACTGCTGCACCTCCACACCCTCCGCCTGGAGGGCCGGAACTTGGTCCGGATCGACTAAGGTCGAGTAACACATGTTGTGCGCGCGCATTATGGAGGGGTACAGCGAGGCAAAGTCCAGGGCAACGATGGGGTCGTAGTATGCACCGATTCTGGGCTCCAAAACTGTAGCTCCCTTGTACTTATCATCCTCCTTCTTCTTTGTCTTCTTCTTCTTCTCACTGCCTTCCTCCCCATCTTCGGGCTCGTCCTCCTCGAACTCTGGGATGACGTCCTTGGGCTTGTAAGGCTCGTCCTTGATGAGGAAACCGAGGGCATTCGCCTCGCGTACCAAGAGACTGTACACCCGGATCTGCTGGCCCCTCTCGAAGAGACACCGAATGTGGGTCATCGTGGCGCGGCACATCTCCACTGCATTCGTAATCGTCTTCATCGCACTCATGATGCGCAGGGGAAGGATGGTATCCTGAACGCAGTACAGCGCCACCTCCAATAACTTCGACGGGTCTCCCTCCGCATACGCCCTGTGCATCTCCTTGTAACTCACATCGTGCTTGGAATTGTCGTCCTCTCCCTTCAAAATGGCCTTGGAGACATTTTGAAGCGAATAGCTGTCCAGCTGCTTGCCGCTGTCCGGACGCATCATCACCTGCATCACGTCGAGGTTTGCTCGCCCGTGCATGGACAGCACCTTCAACTTGTTATCGCCGAACGCATTGCTCGACAGATTGATCTCCTGTAGCACTGACTCGTTCGGAGACCTTCCCAAAACCATGTCGCAGTAGGTCTGTCGGCGATATCTCTCGGCGAGGTAAGGATTGTCAAAGCCGTGTCCATTGTAGGAAACAATAAAATCCGGGTCCCACTCCCGGACCAGCTCCGCAAAACGAGACAACAGGCGCGCCTCGTCCTCGCAAACCTCCACGTCGGGACCCTGCGCGCACGGGGCGAGGGCCAGACACCTCTTCCTGTAGCCCTCGGTCCCAAAGACCTCCATCGACATCCCGATGTGCGTTATCACGTCTCCCTCCTTGCTCGCGTCGGGAAACGTTCCGTCCGCAGAGTAGCATTCAAGGTCGTAGGAGAGAATGCGCACGGGTGCAATGCCTCCCAGGTCAAGGGTCTCGATACAGTGAATGGAATGCACGTCAATGACATCCACGCCCTCTATATCCTCGTCGGACTCCTTGAAATTTCGAACCCTAAACCAGCTCGTGCTGGAACCCCCGAGATCGTGAAGCAACCTGTATTTGGCATCGAGGGCGCCCTCGTACGTGGTCACGCCTCGCTTCTTTAAGCGACCCGATGCCCACCCGCGGTGCTTGGCGGTCGCACAGCTCACCTTCCGGAAGATTCCTTGTTCCATTGTCCTCAGGCACTTCATCTCAAAAGGCGCTCCCAGTTCCACAAAGTTCCTCTCCATGAAATCCTTCAGGTGACCATGAAGGTTGTCGAGTTGCCTTGCGTAAAAGTACGGTCTGTACCCGTGGATGCGAACACAGATATTGGAGCCGTCCTCCCGCCTTCCAAACAGCTCAGCCACGAAGCGCTCCTTGCCGTTGTCATCCTCTTCGTCAAAGCACTCGACCCTGACGCACATGAAATCCTCCGTCATCACATCGTCCTCCCCTGCCTTCACCATCATCCTCTGACCCCCTCTCATTCCGATTCGAATCTAAAAGAAAAATCGCGGGAAAAGACTTAAAATAATTGAAATCCAAGATGATACATTAATTATAGTAGCCGAATCAACGAATTCAATTTCACCATTGAATTCACTATCAGTCATGTTGAATGTCTCATTCAAAAATCGATGGATCATTTCTGTAACGGACCCAAAAAAATTTTTGGGCCGCCCCTCCAGAATTTTTTCAGATTTTTTTTTTTGCAAAAACACGTCGGACCGTTACACAAAAAAAACACCAACTCATACGTGAATGATACTAAAAATGCATTTTTTGGGCCATTTCTAAACGTTAAACCCTAAAGTCGCATTTTTTGCAAGGTGTAAAAAACGCATGTAACGCCCAAGCCCTCGAAAACCCAAGCCCTAAAGTCGCATTTTTTGCAAGGTGTAAAAAAC